AAACCACCAAGCCGACCTTTGAGCATGTTTCAACCAAGCCAAAGACGGTTGCACACTCCTTTGACCTGTCCGAAACAGCCATGTTCTTGGCTGACAAGGACGATGGATTGGGCGATGCACGGGCTGTTATCAAAATGGAAATGGCAAAGCATCACACCGAACACATCAACCAAATGCTTCTTCAAGATGTCAACACCGTTGCTGGCAACGACTTTGAATCACTTGACAGAATCACTTCTTCGTCTTTCGTTGAAGGAACAGGATTCTCCGACATTGATGCAATCACCAATCACAACATTTACAACCTCACCCGAAACGGTGCTGGGGCTGGATCTCAACAGTGGTATGACGCTCAAGTGGACGCAGGTGCAAACAACGGAACTGACCGTGCTTTGACCCTCAACATCCTTGACGGAATGTTCCGCCAAGTGTGGGAAGCGGGAGGTCAGCCAAAGGTTATCCTCACTGGCTACGACACTCTTGAAACCATTCAGCAATTGCTCCAACCTCAACAACGATTTGTTGAGATGAAGCGTGTTGTCCCCGGTGTCAACGGCGTGAAAGGTGTCCCCGGTATTCAAGGTGGATTCATGGTCGCAACCTACAACGGTGTCCCAATCATCCCATCTAAGGATGTTCACAAGGGCACTGGCGGTTCTTCTCGCCTTTACTTCTTGGACACAGATTACCTGTGGTTCACCACTGCAAAACCAACACTCTATCACGAATCGGGAATTGAAACCGGAGATCCTTTCGGTATCAACAGGCTCGGACAGATGGGAATGTTCCACACAATGGGCGAACTCATCGCATCCTTCTTCAAGGCAAGCGGAAAAATCCGTGACCTATCGTGATACAAAAAAATGAAAAATATGGAGATGATTTGATATGGCAAATACGAATGTAAAAGGAACCCCGACCGCACTACTTGACACCCGCCTTTGGGCTGGGAGTCCAGCACAAAGCACTGACTGGCTTCAATCCCCTATCGGCTCAAACGCCGCTGTTGGGACAATGAACATGGCCGTAGTCCAATTGACTATTGATGATGGCGACGCCGCATCCGGCTACGACATTACAGGCAGTGGGAGTGCAAGCATCATCAACCCAGTGATTGGAACTGAAATCATCGCAGTATTGGGGATCTTCTCCGACACTGCGGCGGCAAACGCAATCCCTGTGGCTGGAAATGTTTCAACTGGAACTGAAATCAAGTTCACTGGTGCAGGTGCGAACGGTGCTGACACTGTATATCGGCTGGTCTTCCTATACCGTTGAGTCGGTTAGGAGGGATTAAGCGTGGCAATACTACAATATGTTGGCGACAGGCCGTATGTTGAGTTCAAGGTTGGACAAACAACATTTGGCTTCGCAAGAGGCACAGAACGAAGTGATGTTCCCAAAGAACTTCTTGAGCGTTTCAAGGGCGACAATTTCCCACAGTGGAAAGTCATTGGTGGCGAAGAAAAGAAGTCCGAGGAAAAGACCAAGAAAATGGTTGAAGTGATCGAAGCCCCTGCTGTGGTTGAAGAAGCCCCAGCACCGGAACCAGCACCAACACCAGCAACCGAAGAGGAAAAGACTGAACAGATGGCCGACGCTATCATTCCGCCTTTTGACACTACATGGACAAGAGCCAAAATGGTTGACTGGATGAAGTCGCAGGGTGAAAGCGTATCAAAGGCTGATACCAAAGCAATTCTCACTGAAAGGGCACACGCACTCACCTCAAAGGGTGATGAGTGATGGCTCTAAGCGACCTTACCATATTTGACGGCGAAGCCCGTTATGCAGGTCGCACCCGTGTCAATCGTTTGGTGTATGAGTTCACTCAAGCCGATCTAACCGGCAACACTATTGTCACTTCCGCCCCTTTCGGGTTGAACGGAGAAGTTCACCAAATCATTCTTGATGTGTCGGCTTCAAAACTTTCAACCAACGGAAACACTCAAACTGCTCAAGGGTCATTTAGCATGAATATGGACATCCCTACTGTTGCAGGAGGCGAAATCACGCCGTTTGAAAGAATCACTTCAATTGATTACACCAACAAAGATACGGGCCGCTACTATCAATTTCAAACAAATGAAGGAGCCGCTATGACCGACGGTGGCGGAGGCACTGCTATGGAACACTCTTTGAGCGTTTTTGTCGGGAAAAGCGGCCATGATACCCCAGCGGCACCAAAGGTGGGTGCAGTGGGAACAGCGACAATCATTGATTCAAACCAACCGTGGACTGGCCGAGTGTGTGGGAACTTTACTATCAAACTCACAACGGCTTCTGCTTGGGCGGCTGACACTGGCGCAATTCGTGTCATTATTATCTATTCCTAAGCAATCCTTTTAATGAATGACTTACACCCAAGAGATGAGCAACATGGCACTGACTATCACACGAAACAAGCGAAACACTGTTGACGGATCAAGAATCACTTGCTTCCGAACCGTAGCATTTGACGATTCATACCCCGCTGGCGGCGAAGCATTTGACGCAAACGCCGAATGTGGTCTAAAGTCTGTGGAAATGGTTCATGTCGGTGCAGGTTTGCCCGACGGATTTGATGTTCGCTACAACTACGGCACCAAAAAACTCCTAATCTTCGGTGAATCCACCGAAGCAACAGGCAACGCAGTGGACGAACCAACAGCATTGGCCGCAGGTGGTCGTGCTTTAATTGAGTTCGCAAACGCATTTGACGCAAGCGGCATCACAGCACTTGAACTTATCATCACAGGCACACGGTCTTGAAGTCGCCGTTGGGGGTGACTTCACATGCCAAGAATGGAAATTGAAGACATCGATCTTGGAGAGGTCATGGACATTGAGCGAAGACGCCAAGTCCGAATGGCCGAAATTAAACACGCATCCCGTTCGTCCGTCCAAGAGGACGACAGCCCCTTTTCCGATGAAAACATGCGCCACGCTACTACAAAGCGTGTGCAAATGAGGAAAAGTGAACGAAAAGACATTCAAAACATTGGAGCCGGGACTCGTTGCACCACATGTGGTTGTTTGCACTTTTGCTGGGTTCCGAAATGCGGTGCTTGCGGAAGTCCTATGACCTTCAACCTCGGCCATCATTCTATGGGCCGGAGGATTGGTTGAGATGCCCCGTGCTTTTACACCCGGACACCGACCCGACGCTCCGCTTTATCCCGACGATTTGACATACACCACCGTTGAAAAGGTGGCCGACTATCTTCAATTGCCTTTGCCGGATCCAGTATCATTGGCTGGCAACAGTGTGATTGCTTCAAACGACATCAAGTTCCCTATCACTGGTGCTGATTATCGGAGATGGGGTTATGCCGCTGGCGAAAAAATACTCGTCTATGACGACGCCAACGCTATGGGTATTGAGTTCACCATAGGGAGTATTGAGTCGGTTGGATCAGACGGTCAAATCTATTTGGTCGCACCAAAAGGAACCAGCCCGTCGTTCACCACGGCCAACAAAGCAAAACTCCAACATCAGTCGGCTATCACGAACAGCACAGAACGAGGCGTCAAAAAGAGCCATGTTGAAAACCTGATCCGTCAACGCCAAGACTACATTGACAAGGTGACAAGGCACGCTTGGCGACCACGCCTTGTAGCCGAAGAATATGTCAATTTCACAACATTCAAACCATTCCGAAGACGATACTACACAGATTATGTCGGTGCTGTTTTCGTCAAGCGTGGTGCTATCCAACGCATTCTCAAATTGGGTGCGTGGCAAGGCGACTACTACCGTGAAATGGCTGGCGCACGGGTGTCCTTTAGGGTGTCCGACCACACCGCTATGGCGACGCAATCAGTCTTACTTTGCCCCGGTGCTAACGGAGTCGCTACATTGACCGAAGGCGACGACGCACAGACCAAGTGGAGAGCCGACTTCGATCATAAGTCGGCGGCTGAAAACCTCGGTGCGCTCATCAACAAGGATGGAGCATTCAACAAATCCGCTGTTCCTATCGGTTCGCTCACAGTGGAGTCAGCAGACTCCGCCAATGTTGCTCTCAATGTGCATGAAGAGTTCTTGGCTTTGTCCAACAGCGACACTGGCGACGGCGTTATTGAAATCAGTTCTATGCGTAGCACCGAGGGTGGAGAAAACGCTACAATCGCTGTCACCCACGAAACGGCTGTGTCGTTCAACACAAGCCTCTCGTCTATGGTGTCAAGCACCGTTGCCAGCAAAACAGGCTCACCCGCCACATCGTTCGTGCTAAACGACGGAACTACTTTCGTTGAAGGGCATGGGTTGGTGTATATCACCAGCGGCACCACGAATAGGGTGGCTCTTTGCACACGAAACGGCAACACATTCACCGTTGTCGCTGATCAATTGAACGACTTTGACGGCCAATTGCAGGTCGGCGACACTGTGAAACAGATCCGATTCAAAAATGACATCACCGACGAAGAACGCCAAAAGTCATGGTGGAGCATTGAAGAAAACGGAATGATTTTGTTTAACAACGAATACCCATTCTTTGAGAACCACTCTTTGCGTTGCTCTTACATTTACGGAGAACGGTATGTGGAGGGTTCAATCCATGAGGCTTGCACCAAACTGGTTGTCATGGATATTCTCATGTCGGATGATTATTCGGTTATGTTCCCCGAAGGAACTCAAAACATTGACTTGAACACGAAACACCAAAAATTGGAGGCCGAGGTTGCCAAATTATTGGTGCCATTCCAAGAGTCAATCATTGTCGCAGGGATGGGTGGTTGATGTGGAGGATTTGCTCAAGTTCCTTGAAGACCACCTTGCCAATGTGGACGAATTGCTGGCCGCTATGAAGAAACAACAAGCCGCCGAGCCAGCACATTTGGAGAAATTGGAGATTTATGAGCGTGAAACACAGGACACCGATGAGCCGATGAGCGAGGAAGATGTCAACACTGTCATGCAAGCGCATAAAGCCTCAAGCCCCTTCGCTTTAGACACGGCGACAGCGCACGCTAAAATGATAAAGGGGATGAAACAATGACCGACGCAATTGAAGCCATCCGTGATATAATGGATAACAATTGGTCTATTTCACCAAAACCGTCTATTTTGGACATCGCTACGCTGGATGTGGGCGAAGGAAAACGAACTCGTTTGCAGGATCACGACATCATTCGCATTTTTGAAACAGCACATAACGAAGCACAGCCGGAATTGGCTTTTGACTTCGTGAATGAACACATCAACCTCACCATTGACATACGCACCGTAAAGAGTCGGGAACGCTTGAGCGAACTCCGAAATGAAGTCCGGCGCATACTACATTTGGTGAGAAAGGGCGATAATACCACATTTGATAGGGTAATCTTCAAAACCCGCACCGACTTGTCCGACCGGAGCAAGAGGCTGTTTCGCTACACGATGCAAGCCGAATGCGTGATATTCGCCCAACCCCTACCAACCCTATGAGATGATGAAAAATGGCTGTAAATCAAGTATTCAAGGGCGACATCGTTGAAGTGTCGTTCGGAAAAGAAACCGGACTGTATGGACAAGGAACGAATGTCACTTCGGGCACTGGTGCTACTGCTGGGTGGAATACAACAACCGCTGGCAACAACAGCACCATTAACCTCGGTGCAGGAATGTATTGGGTTGGCCTAAACGCCGCTGGAAACGCACCTCACGCCCTTGTCCCCGACGGAATGCTCACAGGAGCAACGCTTAGGGTCTATTCGGCGGGAGGGAACAATAACTTCACTGCGGATCACTATCCTACGACTAAGCGAACCTACTACATCACCGCAAACAGCGGAAACACAATCACCATCACCCCTGCGTTGGCAACAACAGCCTCAACAATCGCACACACAGGCGACTACTTCATCATTGACGCCAACCGTGTCCCAACACATGACCCGGCTATGGGCGAAGACGATCAACGAGTCTTGAGCGACCAATTCATCGGCCTTCTCAATTCATTCACACTCCCCGAACCCGAAGTGGAGATTCGCAAACAACACATCGTCGGTATGGGTCGTGATGTCAATGTTTTGACCTCCGGCAAGGAAACTCTTGCTGGCGGTTCTTTTGATGTCAACGCCCACACCCTTCGCTATTGGAAATATGCACTTGGGGGTCATACAGCACGAAGCAGGGGAGAGTTCTCAAATATCACTGGGGCAAACACCGTATTGTCCGATCTGCCTCTCAACATCAAGGATGCGGCAACAGCCGCTTATGCGGCACAGGATGTCGGAGGTGCCGCAATAGATGTGAGCATCACAGCCACCGTCGGTGCAAATCAATTGACTGGTCTTGTGGGCGTTGCTGGCACAGAAGTATTTGTTGGTGCCCTTTCGGTGGCCGACACAGGAACGGACATCACCCTCACCAATAACGCAATTTTGAGCCACGAATCAGCCCCAGCGGCAGGTCTATTCAAGGTTCTTTCAGCCGACGGAAACGATGTTTTGCTTGGCTATTATACCGCAGGTGGCGGGGCATCAACCACACTTACAGGCTGTGCTGATATTGATACGGGGGCATTAGCAAGAGCGCAAACCGTCAATGTTCCGATTTATCTTCTCGCTGGCATCACAGGCAACATCACTTGCGGTGATGTGCGAGTCAATGTGGGTGCAACAAACGCCGCCAAGTTCGCTATCGGCGACTACATTCAGATCTTTGACAAGGACACAGTGGTTATACCCGGTGCTGATGTCACCGCACCAACAATCAACAAGCACGAAATCCGTCGTGTTATCGCTATCGGAACCACCGACGGCCAAGACGCTGGGCAATTGTATGTTGAAGAAGCATTCATGTTCGATCATATCGCCGCTTCATGTGGCGTTGAAAGGCTACAATACACATACAGCGACAACGAATACAAGAGAGGAAGCCCTGCGCTTTTGCCTACTGGTGAACTAAAATATGGTGTTGAACACACCTTCTTTGGCTACTCACATGTTCCTACATTCGCTGTTGAACAATCATTCCGTTCTTCGGATTCAACACCGGGAGCCAACCAAATGCTCCGTATTTTCAGCGGTTGTAAAATGGGCGATTTGAACCTCGCCGCTGACAGCGAGGGAGAATTGAAACTAAGCGGTTCCTTTGAATCCACACGCATGTTCAAGGACACTGGCTCAAAGTTCATCACACCTCACCGAATGTTTGAGAACACCGCAAACACCCAAATTAAGCGAAGGGTGTCCGGTATTGCCGTGAACGGCGAAAAACCATATTTGTTTCAGCACATGCAGTTCAGTGCCTTCGGTGCCTCGGTGCTTCGTGCCAAAACAGTGGAAATGTCAATCGCCAACACCAACACAGCCCAATTTTACATCCGTGGCTCCAATCAAACATACGCTGATGCAGATCAAGTCCAGCAAGCGGCAACACAGTTCGCTTCGGAAATAACCGAAGCCGCCCGTGAATATACTTTCAAGTTCTCCGCACTTGTTGAGGATGATCGTTGGTTTGAACAATTGCGAACACGCAAGCACCACATTAACTCCAACGATTGCACACTCATTTTGACAAAATCCGGCTCTCACGCCACCCGTCAAAACGCTACAATCACACTTGAAGACTACACAGTCACGAAGGCCGAACATCCAGTGCCGGATGATAAAGGGCCAGTCACAGCGACCGTGGAGTTCGCTGTTCGCCACTTGAAGGTGGCCGAAACTTCTCCATACTTCGTCGTTTGACGAGGACAAATTATATTAACAACAATGAGAAGGGTGAGAACAATGGTAAGACTGACAGGATATGTGAACATCGCAGGGCGACGAGAATACTTGAATTGGACAATAGAAGGAACACGCATCGTTGAAGGTGCTGGCCTGTCCAGTGGAGAAATCGTTGTCCATGCTGACGCTCCTGTCGCTTCACCCGCCCCTGCAACACCAGCAACACCGGAATTGGCCCCAGCGGAGCCGACATCATACGACGACATGAACAAGACCGAATTACAGGTCTTGTGTAGTCAGCGTGAACTGTCAACCACAGGAACCAAAGCCGACTTGATTGCTCGTTTGACTGAAAGCGATGAAGCCGAACCAGCAACCGAAGGTGAAACAGATGGCGGAGAAAGCGATAGCGAGTGATTTAATCACAGGCACAGATGCAGAAGAAACGAGAGTGGAAACCCCATACGGGGAAATGACCCTTTGGATCCGACCTCTTTCTTGGGTTGATCGACAAAAGGCATTGACGAAGTTCGTGTCCTTGTCGGCTGACGGCGAAGGAAACATGGCACCCAAAATTGACTTTGGTGGCTACTGGAAGTTCGTTCTTACTACCTGCATTGAGCGCACAGAACCCGCACTCACGACAAAACAATTGCTGAACATTCGCCCCGAAGTCGGTGCCGCAATACAGGCTGTATTGCCTTCATTTGAGGATTTGATGGCCGGTATGGCCGGTGCAAGTGGCCCTTTGGAATAACCCTTGATGATGTCCGTTCATTTATGAAATGGGATGGAGAGGGCGAACTGCCGATTGACGACTACAAAATACCAGTGATCGCTGGCAACATGCCCACATTCTTTCTCGGACATTTTTTCAAATGTGCCCCATCATCATGGGATCATTTGCCCCCCGAACGAGTGGTTTTAGACTACTTCACATTGTCGGCATACAAGGAGATTGAGGCCGAACAAATGGAACAATTGAAGCGTGAGAACACCGTCGGTGGGTCTAAGGGGCGGTCAGTTCGCACTACAAGTGACTCCGACTTCTTTGAGCGAATGAATGCAAAACTGGGGAGTGAGTGAATATGGGAGCAGTAAAGAAACTCGATCTGGAGTTCGCCGACGGTGTGTCAACCCTTGAAGCATACAGGGATGCACTCGCCATTCTCCCCGACAAAACTCGTATTCTTTTGAAGGTCTTTGGGCCTTTGATGTCCACTTATTTGAAGGTGGATTTGGCTATGCAAAGCCTCAACAAAACCTTCGGGGACTCATCAAAGCCCATAGAAGAACTTGGCGACACGATGGAGGAAAGTGGCGGCAAAGTGGAAAAAAGTGGAGGTGCTATGGGCAAAGCAGTGAGCATTCTTAACGCTCCGTTCGTAGCACTTGGTGGCACTCTCAAAATGGTCGGAAGTATGTTCAAGAGCCTGTTGTTGGGACTATTGCCTCTCATGGGCGTTGTCATGGCCGTCACAGGTATTGTCATGTTATTTGTTGCCGCCTTTGACGCTGGCGGGGGGAAACTGAAACAATGGCTGGCTGATTTGCCGATTATTGGGGGGATGATGGCTACAATTGAAATGGCGATCCAAGCGGTCAAGGACATTTGGGAAACGCTGAAAGCCAACCTCACTTTGCCCGAAGGGACTGACAGTGAATCATTCTTTACAGCAATCATTGACGGTATTACGATGGTTTATGAGATATTTCAAGGCTACTGGATGATGATCATTGAACTCATCAGCGCATACATCACCGCACTGGCCGAGTCGGGACTTCTCCAAGCCATCATTGATGCAATCGTTTCCGTGGTTGATTCTTTCATGGTGGCATGGGATTTGATTATGGGTGCATTCGGCGACGGTGGTGTTCAAAACTTCTTTGACATGGTTGTCGGTCTATTTTCATACATGCTGGACTTCATGGTGAGTTCGGGTATTTTCGCATTCATTGGCGACATAATCCAATTGGTTGGTGAAATAATTGGCACTATCGTTGTCCTTGCGGCATTCATCATCCGGGTTGTTGTTGAAATTGTCAAGTTCATTTATCCGTATGTCGCACCATACTACAAAATGCTGATTTCAGCAATCGGCATGATCCTCACAGTCGTCATGGGTGTGGTTCGCACTGTTATGAAACTCGTCAGTGCCTTCGTTGCACTGCTTCGTGGCGACTTTGACAAAGTGGGCGAAATCCTATACTCAATCAAGGACATTTGGGTTGATGTGTTGGACGGAGTGATAGGCTTTTTCAAAGGTTTCATCAACAACCTCATTGATTTCGCCAGCCCTGCTTTGAAACTCATAAACAAGGTCATAGGTGCCTTTAACGCTATCAATCCATTCGGCGAGATACCGGAAATTGACATCGGTGGACTCAAACTCGCAAAGGGTGGTATCGCCACTGGCCCGAAGTCCGGCTATCCAGCCGAACTACACGGCACAGAAGCCGTAGTTCCACTGCCCGATGGGCGCACTATCCCAGTCACCATGACAGGGAACGGCGGTGGCATGGGTGGAGAAACGACAATCAACATCAATGTCAGCGGCGCAAGCGGCGACCCTCGCAAGATAGCACGAATGGTGGGTGATGAAGTCGGGCGTTTATTCAAAAGCCGATCCCGCACTGGTGGTTTCAGCAGGGGGGTGTGATAGGTGCCAAAAATCCAATTGATTCGTAAAGACGGACAAATCATTGAACTTGATGCGACCGACATAGGAATGTCAGTCACCCGTGGTGTTTCGGTTTGGCCTATCCCGATTATTGCCACCCGTGCCGCATTAGATCTCAACGCAAACATGCTTGCTATCACTATCACTGGCGTTATCACTGACGACACTTCAAGCACAGGTGCCAATGGTGCTTCCTGTGTTTTGGACTTGTCAAGACCCACAGCCGCTTGCCTTTCGTGGTTTGAGCAATTGAGAAATGAATATACAACGGTTGTCCTCAAGGACATATTGCACGGAAAAGAAATCGTATTTAGCACAGCAGGGCAAATGAGCGCAGGGCTTGGGGAAAAAACCGTCCTCCGTTTTGACAAGGGGAGCAATTTTTCAAGCGTTCCGGGCACCGAGTCCATTGTTCGTGTTGACCTATCGGGAACGGTGACCCACACAGGCCATGTGGCTACGGCAATAAAGACGGCTTTAGACGGAGGCACTACCAAAGTCGGAGGTGCAAATACCGCCATAAGTTCACTCTTAACCACTACACTTTCGCTGGGGGAACAATCCGCATTAAGCGCAACCAAGCAAGGAATAGGCTCGGCTGTCAACGAAAAGGTCACCATAACAAACATAACCAAAGGAAAGAGTGGAAACTTACCTCTTGTTAAGCGTGGTGTCATGCCATTTTCAACAACGGCTGATTGGTCGCACTCATTCTTCACTTCGGTATTCACAGGCGGTGTGGACGGTTCACGCAAAAGCAAAGGGGACAAGGTGCAAGACCTCCTTAACATGACAATGAATGCAAATGTTGGTGGTTTCATGGTTTCACCGCAAGCATTGACGGGCGATCTCGTTGAAATGCCGGATTCATTGTCCTCATTTGACACTTCAAAACTGCTTGGAATCAGCGAGTCGTCGTCTATTCGCAAATACATTGTCGGCCTTCGTATTCCGTATGAATCAATGGTGACAGCGGGTGTTAGTGGTGCGGTATTGCGCCAATTCATCGTGCCTTCGGGGCCGGGAACGGACTATCCATCCGAAGAAAACACCGAAGTCTTTGATCCAACAAATACAGAAGGTGGCGAAATAACAAGACCCAATCCATTTTTCCGACAAAAGATCGCTATTCCGGGCGTAGTCCAAACATTTCAACCTGCATATCAAGCAGGTGATTCGGTTTGGACTTACACGCTCGGATTTGCCGCAGTGGAACAATTGATTGGGATTTGATATTCATGCCTCTCAAAAAACTGCATTCACAGGCCGTTCGTTTGAACGGTTTCACCGACGGTATCGTCGTGCCAACAGGCGCATTCCGAGAATCGGGTGTGGATTTGTATGCCGCTTCTCACAGCGAAAAGACAGGCGGCACCAACAAAGTCAGTTCATACAACAGCGACGAACCAAAAATCGGGCTTAGGCACATCCCAAACGAAGGGAATGGTTTGAATAACATAATTGGCCCATTCACCATAGAAGCCTTTGTCATACCCGACAAGGGTGGTGTGATCGTATCAAAGGATAATTGCTACAAATTGGAGATTGGGAGTCCATTTGCACCAAACTCCACTGTGTTCACTGTGTTCACCCGAAGCACTTCGGGGACTAAAGACGCTGTGAATGTAGCCACTTCTTTCAATTTTCCCACTTTGGATAGCGCATACTCCACCAATGGGGCTGGGTATTACATTTTCAACCCACCGGGACTGGGTGGACAAGGGAAAAAGGCACATGATTTAGATTTGCCCTTTCAGCCTTTATTGTATTTGAATGCTCAATTCACTGGCAAAGACATACGCCTTTACATCAATGGGGATTTGGTGGCAAAGTCGGACTTTGGTGGAGAGGAAAGGACAATTCAAGCGAGTTCTTCTGATCTGTTCATAGGTGGGCGAGGGGGAGAGTTCCGAGGCGTCATTGAAAGTGTTCGCATCAGCAGGGGCGTAGTGGCTCCAAAACTCCAACCATTTACCAAGCAAGAGAACACTATGGGGCTATGGGATTTTGAGGATGAGGATGACATACCCGACTTGTTTTTCGCCAATCATAAGAGTCCAGCACAGGCTGACTATGCGGGGAGAGATGGTGTCGGGCAAAGTGATGGGAAAATGGCGCATCCAATGGTATGCGTCGGTTATGATTTCACCAATGTCGCTGTGGGCGGGAATATCACCAGCCCATTGGCTTTGACAGCGGGTTATGATTATGCTACTTTCAAAATCCGTGATTTTGGGGGAACCAAGCCCAGTGCTTTGGAAATGCTCGCTTCTCACATTCTATCCATACCGATTGATGAATTGCCCCTTCAATCGTGGTGGAACAACGGAACTGGTGTGCTTGACATTGGGGCACATGTCACCAAAGCACGCTATCACGCTGATGGGTTGCCGGTATCAAACCTAAACGCAATTGTCAACGCCAGCGGCACAGATCCGAATACAGGGGTGCCTGTATCTTCATACGACTATGAGGATTTGGCGCAAGACCCCGCAGGTGGTATCAGCCTTGACCCTATGGCGAATCCAATAGAGCGAATCCGTATCGTTGCCCTTGACTTCAATGCAAACTCAATAATCGTGCAAAACTCAATGCTCAAAGGCGAGGATGGTGTGGCCGATGCAAAGAGTCAAGGGTTTATGTTCTCACATTCCGACAACACACCTATTTGGTTCACCCTCGGAAACGGGGACTTGATGATTGATCCCGGCAACAATTTGCGCCCAGCAGGGCAAATGACAAGGGCGAGGTTCACTCAAGGTCAGCGATTCAAAGACAAATCGGGATTTGGGAATGATGCGTATTTTATGAATACACATTCAAGAAACACGGACGAGATGAAAAACAGCCTTCAAATGGCTGGTGGTTTAACACAAAACACGAACTACCCTCCGATGTCCCCGTCATTGTTGGTTTGGCTTGATGCTGACGATCCAAACACCATGCTCAAAGGTGATATGCGAATAATCGTTTCGGATATGGATAGCGAATATCCGGTGTGGTGGAGAAGCAAAGCCCCTGCGGCCCCAAATTATCATTTCTATGGTGGAAATATGGTTGGAAACGCATGGCGTTGGGTTAAGAACAACCCGAAGGTGAACAGTCGTGGTGGGCTTCAAGCCGCAGGAATCGCCGAGCAGTTTGGTGCCACTGAAATTGACACCGAAATAATGGAGCAAGGGGACATACAAGCGTCATTGATACCGCTTACCGCCTCAACCAGTGAAAAATCAATGTGGGTCAACGGATTGGGTGCGTTCAATCAACCGGGGAGGGTTCCGGGCTTTGAAGAAGAAAATGGGCCGCAACCAGTGGCTTTTGCTGTTGAACACACTTCGGCAATTGGTGGAGTCGCCACCAACAACGGCGACTTCACATTTTATTTCGTGATCACCCCGCAATATGAATCCGGTGTATTGCAGTTAATCAAAAATATAGCCAACACGAATGTTGACATTAAATTGGACAACGGGAGTGGCAATCCGACTGTTGATTATGCGAACATCACGAACGGACTCCATCAAAATGGCAAGCCATCGGCAGGTCAGCCGTGTTTAGTCGCCATCACCGTGAACGGAACGGAAAACGGTTTTTACAAAATGTGGACGAAAGGATCTGGTATTCCGGCGACAAACTATCAAGTGTTAAGCGGAACTCCAAACGCCAACCTTTCTTTTACAACCTCCAACGAAGCGACAGGGGGGTTGGAATTGTTTGGCTTTTTAACGCATAACGGTGGTAGTCCGGGTGCAAATGCCGCTACTGCTACTGCGCCTCCGGGTTTCATAATTCACGAAGTGCTAATTTACGCAGGACACCACGGCAGTTCAATGAACGATGTGCGACAGTATGTTGAAGATAAGTGGGGGATTTGAATGCCCGGACACCACGACGAACCCGAACCCGAAGAACCCGAAGGGCCGGGTGTTGACCCCGAAATACCGATAGGTGGTGGAGGTATAGCCGAACCACCCAAACCCGAAGAACC